TTTTTCATACAGCTTTACCTGCTGATTTAAGTGAACTTAATGGATCTGACTGAGAATCAAACTTGTGGGCTTGAGAAGCAAACTTCTTACCATTGTGATAGAAGTGAACAGAACCACCACTTGATTTAACTGTAATGTTCTTGTGGTCTTTTAGAATATGCTCGTGGTCTTCACTTGGTTTGCTTGTATGATGTTGAACACCTTTAGCAGTTTGATATGTTGTATGCTTAATGAAACTATGCCCACCATGCTCTTGTGCTGGCGTTTTATGTGCATGAAGAACTTCACGAATATGTTTAGTAACATGTTCGTGATTACCTGTATCTAAATGATGCTGTAGTTCTGCAGCATGACTATGAGCAACTTTGTGTAATAGTTCTTGATTACGTTTCTTAATATCCTCGTGCATCTTAGGGTCGTTTTTAAGAATCTCCTTACGTGCTTCTTTATTCTTACCCTTTAATTGAGGGTGGGCTGCAAGGATTTTATCTTGGTGTTCTTTATAATGTTCTCTTGCTTTGGAACCACCAGATTCCATACCAAGACTTGAAGAAGGAATGTTTTTGCTAGACTTATCGCTAACCTTTAAACTTACTCCATGATGTTTAACATTACCTTTTTTATCTTTAGTGCTAACATAAACATCTGAGGAATCTTCTTTCTGAGATGCTTTATGTCCTGTTACCTTTTCTGTATCTCCAGGTTTAGAAGTCCAATGCACCGCATGGATAGAATGACCTGCATGTTCACTCTCAAGATGTTTCTTAATATGTTCCGCAGCAGATTTTGCATTGGCATGAATCTTTTCATAATCTTTAGGATGAATTTGTTTCTTTAATCTATCATGTGCTTGCTCAGGTGTTTCATCGTGTTCGTTCTTGTGTTTTTCCAGATGCTTGCCACCATTTAAATGTTTACCAACTAGAAGTTCGTGTAGCACACCTTTAGTGTTATTAGATACACCACCCTCTTTAGAAGCATCATCAGCTGCTTCATTAATTGGAACAAAATAATATTCTTGTTCTGCTAAAAAAGATTTAAAATTTTTCATTGGTCTTTATGTCCCATATGTTTTCTTAGATCATTATACAGTTCTGTTTTATGTTCTGGTTTCATCTGAGAAGATAGATGAGATTCAAATTTTTTCTGTTCACCAGCTGCAGCATGAGCACGAAGTTTAGTTCCAGAAATGCCTTCAGTACCCTTTGCGTTTGGATCACGCTTGCCAGCATTGTGGAACTTTATACTTTTGAAATTGTAATGTCCATGTGGACCTTCTTTTCCATTATACTTCTTGAGTAATTCATACATTGGTTTGCGATCATCACCACCAGCAAAGTGTAAATGATTAACACCCTGTTTATGTAATTCAGCAGCATGATGTAGGACAGTAGGATGTTCTTTAGATGCTACCTTAACATTAGTTCCAGGAAATGCACGTTCTGCGTGTTTCTTTTTAACATCAGGTGGTAGTGGATTAGAACCATCTTTAGTTGCATGCGAACCAGATAAAACTAAAGTGTGTTCAGCACCATGTTTCTTTGCAGTGTCATGCATATGTTTGACTAACTTCTCGTGTCCTGCAGTTGGAGGATTCATCCGACCAAATGCCATCACGTGATGGACATCTTTTTCTGATTCGACAAGATAAGATTTAAATGTTTTCATTTTCTTGGCTTTAATAAATTGGCTTTACTAAACTCGGCACGATTGACCAGTTTAGATGGTTCTTGTTTTCCCTTATGAGAATAATTTATAACGTATCCTTCAGGATCTGTTTTCTTATCGCCAATATGATGCTCGAGACCACCAGTATGTTGGTTTAGATTCTTAACTAAAAGATTCTTAGCATTCTGTAGATGCTGATGCATCTTGAATAGATTCTCATAGTGTTCTTTATTTTTTTCAACGTGAGAAGCATGAGCAGAACCAAGATTACGCTGAGTAGTTTGCCCTTTCTCAGATTTCAACTTGGATGCTTTCTTCTCATAAACATCTTGCACGTGCTTGATAAAACCTTTGGCATTTGGTTTTGTATCTTTGCGAACTGTTTGATTTATATAAGTTCCCAAATGTCCAGAGTCACCTTTATGTTCTGGATGAATTGCTCGATACATATGTTCACCATGCGTATCGTGTATTTCTTTCGCAGCATTCATATGAGTCTGGAATCTTTTTTGATCTGCTTGAGTATATTTAACTTTGCTGGTGTCATGATCAGCACCCGATAAATCAACATCTTTATGTTGTCCAAATTTATCGTGGTCAACATTTGGAGTTGCTTTCATGCTAGCAAAATCTTTTCCTTCATATTTCTGATGAACCACCAAACCAAATTTTGATTGAGCAGCTTTCTTGGCAGCATCACCTTTGGCTGTATATGTAATTGTATTTGGGGTATAGGAAGAAGTTTGTTTTTTCTCATCGTGTTTTATGTCACCATGAGAATGCATAACATCACCCTGATATACACCTTGTTTAGGTGCTACCTTTGGTAAATGTTTCAATGCATGTTTTAATTTTTCTGCGAGACCAGGAGCATGACCATGATTGGCGTCAATGTCTTTGTCTGTGTAATTGATTTTTGGGTTTTTGTTGAACGCTGATTTGGAAGCCACAAAGAATTTTTTAGTTTCTGGATGATGACCAAAAACCAAAGATGGTGAACCATCATATTTCATAGTCAGGGTGCTATCATGCTTACCAGCTTTGATGTGTTCATGCGCATGGCTGAGTGCTCCATGAGCATGTTCGAAACCAGAAGAACCATGGAACAGAGGACGATCCTCTGCGTGATGGATGTGCTTTAGTTTCTCTTCTTCGGTTTCTTCTTTAAGGAATGTTTGGAACGACTTCATTTTACCCATCTATACAGTTATTATACCCTACTTTTGCATTAAAGTAAAGCATTTTCTTTAATAACCCTACGTTCTGAGGGGTTATTAAATCCATTAAAATCAACTACTTATAGAGGTATTTATAAAAGTCTATGAAGCGAATGCTTGGAGTAGGGTCTGATTGTCGCTAAGTTTATAGGCAGACTCATTAATCGTGACGTTGTTAGCAGAGGTAACTGGGCATAAATTATAAAGAGATTTTCTTACGTTTGAGAACTCTAAGGTCATAACAAACTGATAGTCTCCACCACCTTTATTTTGGCATCTAACTCTAATTCTGGCTGATGCACAATTTGAAAAATCTTCTATTTTCTTGGTTAACTTGGCATTAAGTTTTAGAGGATCTATTTTATTCATCAAATAGAATCCATGTGTTCCAACATTCAGGTAGTAGGTTTTCTTTTTATTGTAGTAATCACATATGGCTTTGGCTGGGACTTTTATATGAACTTCGTTTTCACCTTTAAAACTTTCAATATCAATTTCATACGCTTTGCGTTTGTCCTTAATACCACCTGTAAGAATTTTTCTACCAGCTTGGTCATTCTGTAAAATAGGAACTTTCTTTCTCCACTTCTCGCCTGCAGGACCAGATACATTAAGTTCTTTGAGAAGATCATATTGTATGGCGATATCACGCATCATTATCTTCTCTGGATCCCCTTTAAGATCTGTGGCAAAATCCCATTTACCATTATAGTATTTTAATACCAATGAACCTGCTGCTGTTGGAGAAATTTTTAACTCACAACCAGCTGGATCTTTTATACTTTTAGTTACGATGGAAAGATCTGGTTTGTCATGTGATGCGCCAGCGACACCTCCAACTGAGATGCCAAATTTTTCTAATGCTTTATATGAATTTGCTTCGTAGACGAAACCTTGCTGTGCCATAAAACCCTCAAATACAATATATTGTATTATTTAGGTCTACGCTGCTTACGTACAAACTTCTCGTATTTACGCTCCCATTTACCGATCTGATCTATAATCTTTCTTGGGGAGATATTGTTTCTGAAGTCGTAGTCGAATGTCTTAAGGAAGTAATGGAGAGTTTTTGAATCTTGTTGTTTTTTACAACGATTGAGTAATTCAGATACACTTATAGTTGGGCGATATGTTTTAAAATCCAAATATACACAATGAGCATATGCTTGTATTTCGTCAAATTCAGAAAGGTATTTTCTTTCTGCGTCTTTCTTAGCTATACCAACTTTCTTATATGGAACGACGTAATTGCTCCACTCATCTCCACGTCTATCATACTGCATAAAGTGGATTAATTCATGCATAAGAGTTTGTATTAAACGGAACTTAAAACGCTCCCACAACTCATCACTAAATTTAAATGTATCAAAATGGTCTGTATAAATTATTAATACTGATTGACGAGTTTCTGGATCATATTCCCCACCAACGCAGACATATCTGTCTGCCCATTTGGCTTTGGACTTCTCAGGTTTCCATATAACCTTAGTTCGCCATTTCTTTAAATAATTTACCAATCCCTTAGAATCGTTTCTATACTTATCTAAGTCTTTTAGTACTTTTGCAGGAACAAGTTTAGCCCTAAATGGACGCTCATAAAAGTTGAGCAATTCCATCCAGTCGAAATTTGTGGTTTCTAGGAACTTCATACATATATCCCTATTTGACGAAAGGTACAGGATCCTGCATTCCCCTTTCCCAAAAATACAACTCAACAGTTTGGGGCAGAATCTTACGCATACCTCTCAATACTTTTTTGTTGTCTTCATAATGTCTTTGAACACCCAGATCCAAAACCATCTGGGATTTGAAACGCACCACATTTTCTACAGTGCGTGTAGAGTCTAGTAGGTGGAAAGAAATGACTCTTCCACCATAATATTTATTCAGCCACTCTTTTGTGATTGTGTGGATTCTTGGCTCTCGTTTTCTTGCAGAAATAGCATAAAATTGGGGTTCAACTGGCTCTATAAGTTTCTCTGCATTTTCGTACCAGTCGTATAGGAAGTCCTTTCTAGCCTTTCTTTGAACCCCATTCATTTTACCCCATTTTATTTCGCATTGCGGTGGTTGAGCAGCCAAAACCCCATCGATGTCATAGGAAACTATCATAGAATTAATGGGTCGACCTTTCCAGTCTTTTCAACAACAGCTTTCTGTTTCTCCCAAATCTGTTTGCGAATCTCTTCTGGAAATGTTGCAAACTTATCCAGCTGTTCTTTAGTGTCAACTGGGAAACACCAATTCAAACCATTATTTCCCTGTGGTGCGCAGACAGGAATCCCAGCATAAAGAGCATGATATGCACGACCAGTTCTCCAACCAGACTTCTTATGTTTATCATCGTATACTGCCAAACAACCATGGAACTGTTGATAGAACTTTCTTCGATCTCTTTGCTGGGGATTTTCTAAAATCTCCAATGCATCATAGTCTTCCCACTCAGACTCTTTACCTGCAACCTGTAGATGACGTGAGGAAGTAAACTCTTTAAAGTATTTGGTTCTTCCGTTTGGTCTGCCAATATAAACAACCTTTTGGATATTTCCTGGATGGAAGTCAGCGAACTCCATGCCAGATGCCATTGGCAAATCAACAGTAGTTGTTCCGATAGGACACTTCAAGATTGTTGCAACTTCATTACACTCAGTGGCATTAGCTGCGATAGTCCAGCGTGACCAATCTTCGTCAGGTAACAACTCCCAAAGGAATGGGAGATCTGGGTCATCGTTCAAAAAGATAACACGACCCTTGTGTGATTTAATCATCTCAACAGTTTTATCCCAATACTTCTGATAGAACTGCAAATTAGTTCCACCAAACTCTAGCATGAGAACATCACACTCTTGATATGTGTCGAAAGTTTCAAACCCATCATCTTTAGTTGCATCAGTTGCTTCTGACAGTGGGATAATTCGATGACCAAACTCAAGCATGTTCTTGAACAGAGCAACACGTTTCTCAACCCATGCTCCACGAACACCATTCTCTTTATTGGTCAAACCAATCTTACCAGAAACTCTGCGATATCCAACTCGTGTTCCTGTGTTGCTAGAGTTCTTAGAATAGAACCACTCTAGCAATCTTTCTTCACCAAGAAACTCATGTAGTGACATAATAAACCTTACGCAAAAAATTCATCAAGGGATCCAGACTTTTGTGCTTCTGGATGATATTTAAGCAACTCTTGTTCTCCCAACTTGTCTCGGCAGTATTCATACCATTCGTCAGAAGTCCACATACCTTCAGATACACCATTCCAAAGTTTACGTTGCAATGGATGCTCAGGATTCTTTCTACGAGATTCAACAAAGTCATAACGACAGTTCTCATATTCCCAAGAACCCAACTCAAGCATCTTCTCACGGAAGTAGCAAACCAAACTGATACGCTCAGATCCTTCTTCGCAAACGATAGGAGTATTACCATGCATAACATCGTGGTTGTTAATCAACAGCAAATCGCCTGGACGTGGGTTAACAGCAACACGATACTCAGGTGCAATCAGATAACCACCACTGTAACGTCCATCGTTTGATAATGTCAATAGATTTGAAAGACCACTATTCAAATCGCCAACGTCATAGTGAGCAGCAGTTCTGAAAGTTTTATTCACAGTGATAGTTGTGAATGGAGTTCCAGGGACTAGGAAACGAGGGTCAACTTGTCTCGCTGCTTTCATCTGTGCTTCATAACGCTGTGGAAGTAAATCTTTGAAACCATTAGCCAATGTTTGTAGGAATGGATAAGCAAGTGCAAACTTCTCTGGATTCTTGGCAGTGTAAGATGTTGCACGACCATAAGGAATGCGAGGATAACGATCGAACCAACCAGCGATACCTGAATAAACAGAGTTAGCGTAAGTAGTTGCGCAAATCAATTCATCAGCAACAAAGTTTGCTTCTTTAATCTGCTCACTTCTTGGTAGATTACGAACTTTCTCAACCCACTGATCGAAATTAAAATTGGTTGACTTAGTTCTTTCAATAGACCAAACATTATTGCGATTAGATGGAGTAGGTGGTTTACCTTTGTAGCGTTTGATAATGTCCTCAACAGGATCTCCTGCAAGACCAGAATATGGATCTAGGAAATACTCAACCATTTCAGATTCATACTCAGTAACCCATTCACGATTACCCAACTTCTCACCACGTGGACCTGCTGCAGCACCACGATTCTGTGTTTCAGTTGCAGCTTCACGAAGACCTGCATACGCTTGGTCTTGTTGTTCTTTGGTGAAGAAGTTCTTACGGAACTTCAATACAATCCTGTCTTCATTGATAGGATCTTCACCATAAGGTGCTGGCATGTAAACATCAGTATCTTCTTCAATAAGATGATCGTAATGATTCTCGTCAACGAATTGACCAATCAAATGTTTACAATCAATCTTTTTATCGGCAACAATAACTTTAACTGCCATTTTTATTCTCCTTAAAACTTAAATCCACTAAATTCGTTTTCACTATGTAGTCTTTTTCCAAAATCACTTCTGTCAAATACAGGACTATCATCATCTTGTCCTGCATCAGCCAATCCAGATTGCGCAGAAACTTCAACATCATACAACTTCATTTTACTTCTGTCAATACCAATAACGAAACGCTTATAGAAGTTTGGATCGTTATATCGATTCTTCAACTGCTTCACGATAATCTGATTCAGTTGTTCTAGTTCTTCATTGCTTACAAGTGCGAACATAAAATCAGCTGTCGCAGGTAAGCCAAATGATTCTGAAGTATCTTCAAGTCCTGGGTCTGAGTTTGTAAATCCAGATCTAGTTGTTTGAGTTGCACTAACAATAGGTACGTTGTATTCAACAGCCAATCCCCTTAACTCTTCAGCAATCGCCTTAATATATGTATAAGAGTTTACACCATGCGTTTGTTTCATTCTTGACGAAGCACAAATATTCAGATAATCAACAAAGATAATCTCTGGAGTAAATTCTCTTTTCAACTTTAACTCTTCCAATAATGCACGGAAGTGACCAGCGTGTGCACCTGCAGTTGGATATTCTTTGACAATCAATGTTCCTTGAGTCTTAGTAGCAATCTTCTGCAGTCTAGAATCAAAGATATCCTTGTCAATCACTTTCAATTCATCCATAGTCAGGTTAAGTAAGTTCGCATCAATACGTTCTGCGATTCTTTCTTCAGCCATCTCCATTGTTATGTATAAAACATTTTTACCTTGCATCAGAACACTGGCTGCAACATGACACATAAACAACGACTTACCAACACCTGTTCCTGCCAAAGCAATATTCAAAGTTTTCTTGCTGAGTCCACCTTTGGTGATTTTATTGAACATCTCAAGATCGAAAGCAATTTTCTCTTCAACCCTGTGATAAAAATCATACCTATCATCAGCATCTTGAATGTAGTCATGACCAACATGATTATCAAAGCAAACACCAAGTGCTTCGCTAAGAATAGTAGGGATCGCATCTTGCTGATGAACTTTGTCCCTACCATCGATAATCTGGATTGATTTAAGAATTGCATTA